TAATACGCCGTTTTATAATTCGCTTCGCATCTTTGGAACTGTTGAGTTCTTTGGCGATACTGAGGCGATTGTAGAAAATGATAGAAATGTAGTTATTAGTAAAGATATAACAGAGAATTACGGCATTATTTCGGGCGCTGTGCCACCATTTTACATTAAGTTACTACAACAAGCTGTGAGAGGGAATTATGTAACTGTAGATAACGTGCAGTATCAGAACTTTAGATATGATTCTAAACCCGATGATAACCGAATGTTTTTGTTAGATTTGACATTTGATAAAAGATGTCGATTAGATAACAAACAATGTAGATGAGGTCGTGATTCATTTACAAATATTTAAAAACAAAAAACATGAATAATATTTCTTTCATAAATGGGTTTTTGGGCGCGTTTGGCGTTTGCCCGCCTTGCATAGATGAGGACAATGCTCCAAATTATCTTTGCGACCCATGCGATTCAACTGTATATTCAGGTGGTATCGCTGGTTGGTTTGCAAAAAAATGTAACTACGAATTTGATGACATTACAGATTCTACTGAGTGGGAAACTGCAATAGCAAACAAAGACGTTTTTGGTCGCGTAAACGGTTCACGTATTAGTGGCGGTTTACCTGCGCCTGAATTTACTACTAAAAAACGCGGTAGTTGCGGTCAAGAAGAAGTAGTAAAACAATCGCGTGTTGTTTCACTTACCGATGCTGAAAATGACCTTACATTTACTATTGATGCGCTTTATAATTTCCTTTCAAATCCTGCTAAGGCTTCGGGTTATGAATTTGGTTTTGTAACTTGCGATGGTAGATTCTTAGGTTGGTATTCAAACGTTACAGTTCGCCCGTTCTATCAGATTGCTGAAACTGATGAAGATGATGCTTATTGGACTATTGAATTTAGATATAATGAACAACTTGGTTCGTTTACTCAAATGTCTTTAGATTTCTTATTGACTCAGTCTTATAACGTTTGTTGGATTAGTTCAATTCTTGTAACTGGTACAGGCGGTGCTACTACTGTAGCCGATGGTGCTACCTTACAAATGATTGCAACTATTCAGCCTATCAATGCTACAAATACAAATGTAGTATGGTCTGTTGTAAATGGTACGGGCACAGCTACTATTAGCGTTGGCGGTTTGCTTACTGCTACGGGCGTAGGTACTGTTACTGTTATCGCTACGGCTGCCGATTCAGGTGCTGTAACTGGTCAACTTGTTGTTACTGTTACTCCATAGTTAGATAGTTTTTTCAGGGCGGTTATTTAATGTAGCCGCCCTATTTAAAATCAAATAGAATGAACTTAGAACAGTTTTATCAGTTTTTAGATTCTGTAAATGCTACAATACTAAATCCACCCGTGCACCCTTTTCGCTCTGATTGGAAGCGTATCTATGAAAGCATTAAACCTCACTTCTATGGTGAAGTGCCGCCCGCTTTGGATAAGGCTTTTCCAAATGAAGATGAACAAATATTAGCTTATAGAAAAAATACCTATCAGCCTAAAACAGAATCGCCATTAGTTAAGGCAATAACTGAATTGCATAGGCTGCTAAGTTCTGCTAAACACTCGGTACGTTTTGAAAATACAGACATGAAAGAATTTGCCGAGAATGAAAAGTTTGGCGATTCTAATTTACAAAATTATATATTTTCTGTATTTATTCCGAACCGCGTACTTGACCCTAACGCCGTTCTACTTATTGAACCTAAAGGCGAAGGGATTGAAACCGATAACGTACGCGTTAACATTGACATGAAAGTAATACAGTCTGACAGGATTGTTTTTAATGACCCTGAATACAGACTACTAATATATAAAGGTATAAGCAAAAATAAATATGCTACCTTAGGAATTGAAAACCCGCTATACTATCACATCGTAACTGATATGTTTTACGCACAAGCCCGCGCGTATGGTGATAAAACAATGTTTGAGGTTATCTACGAACATAACAGCGGCATTATGCCATTTGTGACTTTAGGCGGTCGCGTTGTTCCTAAATACGATTCATATGGCAATACGTTTAAAATTTATAAGTCTGATTTTAGCCCTGCAATACCTTATCTTAACGATGCTGCTATTTTTGATAATCAGCATAAATCGGTTATGCTTGCGACATGCTTTCCTATTAAATTTGTTGAAGGCGTTGATTGTAACAGTTGTAATGGCGTTGGGCGCGTTCCTGACCCGAACGATTACGATACTTCAATAACATGTAAGACTTGTTTAGGACATGGCAAAACGTTAAGCATTACACCGCTTGCAGCGTATAACCTAAATCCTACTACTTCGAAGTTTGGCGATTCCGATAAACAACAAGTTGAACCGATACGCTATTATAGCCCCGATGTTTCTACTATTCAGGAAACAAACAAGGTAGCAACCGAATCATTAGGCAAAGCGGAACAAGTGTTAAATATAAACCGTTCGCTTAAATCTGCTCAGTCGGGCGTTGCTAAAGAAATGGACCGCGAACCTGAATATATAGAAGTAGGCAAAATTAGCGATGATGTTTATGCGCGTTATAAGGATGTTTTAAAAATTATCCAGGCTATTGTATTTATGGATACTGAAAGCCCGATAATGGTAAATGCACCTATTTCGTTTGACTTGAAAACAGAAACGGAACTAATGGCGGAATTTGCAGCATCACAGCAAGGTTTGCCAGCGGCTATTAGATACGAATCATATATTAGCTATGTTGACCGCCGTTATAATTCCGATAACGTTGCACGCCAAATAGCAACCATTTGCGCCATGTATAACAGCGCTTATCTTTATACAGTTGATGAACGTGTACAGTTACTTGCAAGTGGACAAATAACCGAAAAGGATGCAATTAGCGCCCAATTCGTTTTTGATGCTGTTACTGAATTGTATTATGACGATGGTTTTGATATTATGGGTAGCGATTACACTACTATTAAGAATGCTATTGATGCGAAGTTAGCGCCAAGGTTCGAAGCGGTTGCGATGATTGAATTGCCCGATGTTAATATGGATGAATTTAATAATGAAAATACAGTAGATGAATTTAACACGCCCGAAGCTAATGATATTGAAGCCGAAGCAAAAGCGAATTTGAAAGGTTCTGTAGGTGGCGTTCAAGGTATATTACAAATTCAAAAATCAGTAACAGATGGCGTAACTGATTACAATGCCGCTATTGCTATTTTAGATTTGATTTATGGAATATCAATTGAAGATGCTAAACGAATTTTAGGAACGCCAAAAGTAATTAAGCCAACAGCGTAACACATGGACCTCAACGCACCTGAAAGAATTAACGACAAAGCAATAGAAATTTTACAAAAAAGGTACGACAAAGTAGAACCGAAATTTGTAAAGGCTGTAGTGGCGTGGATTGAAAAGTTCAGAACAAGCTCAGGTAATTTAGTTCGTTCAAAAGAAAACATTAGCCGCCTTAGTACATTTAAACGTGCAATAGAACGCTATTTAATACAGTCGGGATATAATGACATGGTAAGCGGTTTTTTATCTAATTTTGATACTTTAGCCGCTGAACAACAAACTATCCAAAGCGAATTAAACGGTTTAGATATTAAGAAAAGTTTTTTGAATCCTTTTAAAAGTTGGGCGGTTAATAATGTAGTTGCTGCTATGCAAGGACAAGGTTTAACAACAACGCTAATAAACCCGCTTAAGCAAGAATTATTAGTAGCCGTTAACCAAGGTAGCAGCCTTACAGATGTGGTCACTTCAATCGCTGGTCAGTTAACAACTACTGAGGCGCGACAAGGCGTTTTAAAACGCATATCTTTGCAGGCTTCGCGGGATGCGCTGTTACAATATGATGGCGTGGTAAATGAAGCGGTCCGCAAAGTTTATAAAATGGATGCTATTTTATACGTAGGTAGTCTTGTTAAAGATAGCCGCAAACAATGCGAACAATGGGTAAATGAAACAAAAAACGGTAAATTAGGGTTAATATTATTTGAAGATTTAGAAGAAGAAATTGAATGGGCCAATAATGAAGGCACGGGAATGATACCAAATACAACGCCCGAAAACTTTTGTCAAAATCGCGGCGGTTATAATTGTAGGCATATTGCCTATCCTGTTAGGTCACAAAACTATATTAAAGAATAACATGTTAGTCATAAAAGCAAAGAACAAACTAAACGGTACTGAATACCAGTTCACCCCTGCGCAATGGTATGCAGAACAACAAACGGGTAATTATAACTATCTCGGTACAATCCATGTATCAGAACCCGCTCAACCGATTCAAAGAACAGTAACCCCCAAACGCGGCTGCGGCTGTGCAAATAAACGTAAATAATATGGCACGTTGGTATAAGTTTGTTATTCAGTTAGAATACAATGAACAACCATTAACACTTGATGAACTTCAAAGCGATTTTGAAGATGCTGTAAAATGCGAAGACTACAAGGCGGCGGCAAAAATCAGAAAACAAATAGATGAACATCTAAGCACTAATTCAGATAGTGACAAAGTTGTTCAGCTTGAAGATTACTGCTATATTGACTTAGATGAAGTTGCAACGTTCTATAAAACAGAATGGGAGGATGGCGAAGAATTTACAAAGGTTATTTTAAAGGGCGGTTTTGAATTGCCGCTAAGTATATCATTTGAAGAGTTTACAAAATTATTTTTTAAAGTTTAAACACACATGGAAATGCTTGACAAATTTGTTGAAAAATTGGGTATAGAACCCGAACTGATTTTAAAATTAGAATCAAACGAAATTACATTAGATGAAGCCGTAACTGGTTATGTATCTAAACTTGAAAGGACTGTACAGGAACGTATAGGCAAACAGATAGAAGAAGCTAAAAGCGCTGAACTATTTGGGGCTGCATACGCTAAAACTGAAAAGCAAATTGCAGATGCTTTTGCTATTGACCTAAAAAAGTATGAAGCTATTGATAAAAAAGATAGGTTTAAAACTATTGTTTCTGATTTAAAGAATAGCCAGTTAGAAACATTGGAAAAGCTAAAATCGGAATACACTTCAGCCGATGCGCAAAAGTTGCAGCAACTTACTCAGCAGTTAGAATTAGCCAATGCAAAACTAACAGAAAAGGAAATGCTAATGCAACAAGCTATTAAAGAAGAACAAGGCAAATTTCAAAGCTATATTAAGAATCAGCAAATAGATAAAGTGCGCGGTTCACTTGTTGAAACGGTTAAAAATCCAAGATTAGCACCTAAAGAAATGCGTGCAATCTTAGAAGCTGAAATTCGTGAACGTGGTTTAGATTTTGAAATTGATGCTGATAGTAATATTTGGGTTAACAAAGATGGCAACCGCGTAAAGCATCCATCGAAGCCTACCGAAAACCTAAAGTATGAAACCTTGTTTGAAATTATAGCAGCTGAGTATAATTTTGAAAAGCAATCAAATGGCGGTCAAACGAAAAGTTTTGAAATTGATGAAAAAACGAAAAGCGGAATGCACCCCGCGCGTTTAAAATACATGCAAGAAAACGGTCTAATATAGTTTAGTTAGTTAATAGTTTGGGCAGTTC